CGACATCCACTCATCTATCCTGCAAGAGGATAGCACAAGCCACGAAGCATTCCCTGTTGCAATATAATAGATCATACCCAACAAAACATTAGTATCAAAGGAAATGAATCTGTTCACAAGAAGGACGGGAGCTATAAAAGAGACAACACTGCTATGGGATAAATTCAACAAAGCACCTCCGCATAATGCCGGCCAGAAACCAGGGCTGTGAAGCAATGACATTGACTGTATGATGGCAAGTATCCATAGTGACCAGAAAGCGTTGATAGAAGGAACGGTCAGAACAACTTGAGCTAACATGACTGTAGCTCTCTCAGGCGTTTGATCTAAAATCATATGAGACACAATAAAGGCTATACCTTTTATCACTGTGAAAATCATACCACTAGAATAACTCATTGACGAAAATATGAACGCGGTGTGCAAAAGGAACCCGACACACCACATTGTCAATGAGTTAGCTTGGCCTAAAATAACAGTGACTAGGAAACGCCTCAACGTCTGGCCTGTTCTGTCTCTCGCAAAAACTAATCTAGCATTTTGATTTCTTGAGAACCCACGATATCCCGCGTCAAGATTTACCCAGAAGTTTGCGACAAACCCAGTGACTCTAGCTCCTGCGACGGTTCTCACTATGAATACGTACTGGTTCACACGCCTCAAGAACTGCCTAAAGGACTCATTGATGTTAGCGGCGTACCGACTCAAAAATGGTCTAATTAAGTCAAGTCCTCTAAATCTAGTCAACACTGCTGCATCATTGAGGGCAACCTCCACAAAGCTGTTGGAATCCATGTCCAATACATCATCACCGGCCGGATTGAAGAAGACGAATTCTGACAATCTTTCCTTAATGATATAGAGTCTATCGTTAAAAATCCTAACCAAGCTATCACGAGAGGTGAAATCCTCATATCTCCCTTTGGAGATCATCGTCTTCAAATCAGCAACATTTAACCTGATGTAAAAGACTAACAACCCCACAAAAGCTAACTCACAGTAAAAGAAATCTCTTAATAATCCGAAAATGCAAATACCAAGGTAGCATAAGGGATAAATCAGCGTCCAAGACGGAAATTCTGGACCAAACCATGATGCTGCGGAAAGTGCAAGCACGATAGAGGTTTCTACGACAGAAGAGACGGTCAATCCTAGAATCATGGGAGGGCTATAGACTCCTAACTTTGTTAAGCATCTAACAAAAAGCGACGGTCGTGAAAGAAGATGTCGGGTCTTAAACAAGCCATCCACGAGTGAGTAGTAAAAACCATACTTCTTCACCAAATTAGCTGACACTTTTAAGATCCCTGAGCTCAAAGCATTGACTACGGAGTCCTTCAATGATAAACAGAAAGGGTAAAATGATGTCACAATGCTGTTGCAGAATAATCTCGATGACACTCCGACGCTCAACCATGGAATGTATTCGCACAGGTTTCTAATCCAATCACTTGGAGATAAATCGATCAAACAAGAGGTTTTGAAGCCTCCTATAGAGATGTTTCTTTTGAATGACCAAGTTCTGGACAATAAAAACAAGACTAATGTCAGCAGTGGTGCCACAACTGAAGAGATTCCAAAAGCCGTTTTCAGCACAATATTTCCGAACACACTATTTTTGACGACGTTCCGGTCATGCTCAACCATGAATTTGTTTAGCATCTTCTGCACCCAAGCTAGTTTTGTTCCGACATTGCCATAAGCTAACCAAGAGAAAGCAGCTAAAAACAGAAGAGAAGGTAGTCCTAATAACAAGGATAGACCCAGAGCCAACAAATGGGATGTTTGAATTCCTTCCGGGCCTACAAGAACCCTCTTCACTTTCTCAAGATAGCTCTCTGATAACACGCCAGAATCAATATCAGATGGTTCAAAATCAGGAATATTTTCACCAGGCACAAATTTGCCTGTCAAACCTAGCCCTGACAGATAATAAGCCATCATCAAACCAAGCTTCATCTCATTAGGCTTTGTCATCACCGTCACTCCCTTGTAGTGGCTAGGAAAAATCCTAGGTAGCATACTCAACAAATAATACATGAAATCGGAAATCCAGCCAGTAGAAATTGTGTCGAAAAACGCATCATCATCTGAAACAGAAGTCCCAAAATTGCCTAACATAATACCTGGTTGCAAAGGAACAGGGGGCTCCTTGTTAGTGGGAGCTCGCTGGAAATTTG